CGTCTCGTGGGCGCGGAGATGTGTATAAGAGACAGGTTAAATGTTACATAAAAAGAATAGCAAAAAAAAACGCTGAAAAATATAAGAGTATTGCAAATGAAAGTTATTACGAATGCGCATTTAAAATGTTAAGGGAATATTTTCCAAATCTTTCAGAAAAACAATATAGAAAAGTATACAGTAAAATCCAAGGTTTATTAGTTACAAAAATTTATGATTTGACAAAGAACAAATCATATGTATCATATAGAAACAATGGAAGATTTTTGCGTGATTTTGCATACATATGTGATTTTTTAAAATCTGAGCAAGAGACAGACGAAGATTCTTACAAAAAGATTCTTTCAGAAAGGGAAAGGAAAACCAGCGATGGACAATCTTGTATTTAAGAAAGCTAATATTCCAGTGGCAGTTGCTGCAAAGGCTCTGAACGTTGATGCTCAGACAGTACGTTTGTTATTGCAGAATAAGCTTGTTGATTGGGGAATAGCTTATAAAAGACCTGGAAGTAGCCAGTACAGTTACATAATTTATCCTAAAAAATTTTATGAATTGACTGGATTTTATTACGGAGAACAATCATAAAATATCAAAACCGCCGCATAAAAGACTTGCGGTGCTAACCTAGAACAATTATAGGCAGAGGTCTATAAGCATCTCTGCGACAGCGTGGAGGTGCTTTTTCTTTTGGCAAGTCAGAGCCTTATATCGGCAGTAAACAGTTATGACAATTACATACAGCGAAAGGGAATTGATGAACAGGTCATTGATGCGTATATAGAAGCCTGCAGAGTGGCTATAAACGGTGAAAAGGATATAACTTATGGCTTACATATAACAAACCGTTCTAAAGGCATTGTAGAGCGTTTCTGCATGGAAAGAACCGGAGGAACCATATGGGATTTAGAAAAGTATTCCTTCGCAAACAAGACACATTATTCTCTGACAGATAAATTGTACGATGTTCTTTTACTAGAAGCACAAAATAAAGTTGTGGACAGTGCATACCGCTATTTGGAAAAGAAAAGAGAACCTAGAGAGCGGTTCTATATGCCACGTAGAAAGCAATTTCTTAAAATCGGTCTCATGGATGCCATTCAAGGCATGATTGATGATAAATACGACATTCTCTGCGTGTCTCTTATCCCTGGTGCTGGAAAAACCACGGTCGAGAAAATGCTGAATGCGTTGGTAGCAGGATGGTTTCCGAGAGATTTCAACCTTTTTTACTCCCACAGTGGAGATATTACACGTATGTACTATGACGGTGTGTACGATATTTGCACAAATTCTGACGAGTACACTTGGAATGAAATTTTCCCAAATCTTTCTGTTACCAGTACTAACGCAAAAATGGAGCAGTTTAACATCGGCAAATATAAACCATTTCCATCCGTTCAGTGCACATCCGTAGGAAGTAAAAATGCTGGTAAAGTACGCGCATCAAAGTTTTTGTTCGTAGATGACATGATCGGTGGCATTGAAGAAGCTATGAATCCTATAATTTTGGATAAATTGTGGGACAAGTATGCGGTAGATGCAAGACAAAGAAAGACACAAGATACTGACGGAAAGAATTGCAAAGAGATCCATATTGCTACCAGGTGGAGCGTAAATGATGTAATCGGTCGGATCCAAAATATGTATGAAGGGAATCCAAGGGTAAAAGTAATTGCTGTTCCGGATATTGACCCAAAAACCGGATTAAGCAATTTTGACTACGAATTTTCCGGATTCACGGTTGCTTTTTTTGAAGATCAACAATTACTCATGGATGAAATCTCTTATAGATGTCTTTACAAGCAAGAGCCTATTGAACGTGAGGGATTGTTATTCCCGGAAGAAAAAATCAGACGTTATCTTAATCTTCCACATGGAGAACCGGAAATTATTACCGGGCAATGCGATACCAAGGGAAAAGGAACCGACTTTTTTGTTCTTCCGGTATTGCAAAAGTACGGAGAAGATTATTACTGTGTGGATGCTGTTTGTGACAATACTGCGGATTATGAGATGCAGTATGAAAATGCTGCAAATGTACTTGTTAATAATAAAGTGCAAGAGTGCGAATTTGAGCGTAATGCCGGCGGTGACCGTGTGGCAATGGAAGTAAATAAGCGTGTAGAGAGTAAAGGATGGATATGCAACATCACAGACACACCGACAGAGACAAACAAAGAAGCAAGAATTTTCCAGTGCTCTAACTGGATTTTACAACACGTAATATTCAAAGATCCATCATTGTATAAGCCTAACGAACCATACGGTGTAATGATGTCGTTACTGAAAAGGTATTCTGTTTCAGGAAAAAAACAGTTAGATGATGTGCCTGATGTATTTTCAAACTTTGCATTGCGAATTACAAACGGAAACAGGGTAGCAAAAGTAGAAGCAATTCAAAACCCATTCTCTTTCGGACGGAGGTATTGATTATGGTGACTAAAGAGGTTTTATCTCAATACATAGATTTACAGGAAGAAATCAAAGAAGTACAGCAGAAGATTAAAAAACTTGAATCGGATATCAGAAAAATTGAATCGGATGGGAATGTTGTTGACAGCGTATCAGGTGGATGCGGCGGCACTGAACATTTTCGTATTGAAGGATTCCCTTATCCAGAGTACAGCAGAAAACGGACACTGCTTTATTCCAGAAAGGCTACTTTACAGCTTTTAGAGGACGATTTACTGCAAAAAAATAATGAAGTCGAAGAATTTATTGCAAGCGTTCAGGACAGCCGTATAAGAAGGATCATCAATTTACGTTTTGTTGAAAAATTATCATGGAACAAGGTTGCTGATAGAATCGGTGGTGGAAACACAGAGGATAGCGTAAGAAAAGCATTTGACCGCTATATGGCAAATTAAAATAATACGGAGGTATAAAAATGGCAAAATATAGAAAGATACCTATTATTGTTGAAGCTATTAGATGGAATGGCATTAACTTAGATGAAATAAAAGCATTTGTTGGGAAATCGCTTATATATGAAATTATCGATGATGCTTGGAGAGCAGGAAAATCTTCACCTCATGTAATCATGAAAATAAAAACTTTAGAGGGATATATGAACGTATCTATAAATGATTTTATAATAAAAGGAGTAAATGGAGAATTTTACCCTTGCAAGCCTGATATTTTTGAAAAAACATACGAAATCGTATAGTTCCATATAAACTTGTCCGATATGTCCGATTTTTCCGTGATACTATTAAGATGCAGAAAGATTCCAAGATATTTTTCATTTCCTCCTCAGATCATGTGAAGACTACACAAGTACCGCTCTTATCAGCAAGGGCGGTATTTTTGTGCGCAGAAAAGAGGTATTTATGATTTTTAATCAAAAAATTAGAGTGTACTGTCCGGGATGCGGACGGTTGGTCGGTGAATGCAGTTCAAAATCACACATCGACAAGACATATAAGTGCCGAAATTGCAATAAAATGGTTGTTTACCATACGGAGACCGGAGAACGTGAAATCAAGAAACTTCCAAAAAGAGACCAGAGCAGCGGAATGACATTTATGTAGGTGAAAATATGAACACTATGAAATTTCAAGACCTTGTAAAAGGTTGTCACGGTAGAAAAATTGCATATACGGATGTAGAGCAGATAACCGCAGACAACATTGTAAAGGTTATTGGTGATTGCATCGGTGTTTTTAATTACAATAAGTCAGTTATCAAGTACTTGTGGGAGTACTACAAAGGAGATCAGCCGGTACTGTACAGAACAAAGCTGTCAAATGAGGATATAACGAACAAAATCGTTGAGAATCATGCTTATGAGTGGGTACAGTTCAAGGTCGGTCAGACTTACGGAGAGCCTATTCAGTTTGTCAGCAGAAAAGATGATGAAGCTGTAAATAAGGCAGTAGATGAACTGAATGATTACTTAGCAGATGCAAATAAGCATGAGAAAGACATAAAAGCTGGTGAGTGGCAGTCGGCAACCGGAACATCATTCAAAGCTATACAGATTGTGAATGGAGATGTGCCTATCCGTGTGGTTGCACCTAATCCTCTGAACACGTTTGTCATTTACAACCGCAGTTCCGAAGAACCGATTTTGGCGGTACAGGAATTAAAAGATGAAAACGGCGAGTGGTACAAACTATGCTACACGGAATCCTATGAATGTAAGATAAAAAACAGTGCGGTTGTTCCTGATACATGGAAACTTCACGGATTTGGTGGTATTCCGATTGTAGAATTTCCGAACAACCATGAGCGGTTGTCTGATATTGAACTTGTTATAGATCTGTTGGATGCAATCAATAATACACAGTCAAACAGAATGGATGGTATAGAGCAGTTTATCCAGGCATGGTACAAATTTGTAAACTGTGAAGTTGACGAAGAACAGTTCAAAAAAATGAAAATGAACCATGCATTGGTTGTAAAGTCCATTAACAAGGATAACAAGTCTGATGTTGATGTGATGTCACAGGAACTTGACCAAACGCAGACACAGGTTTCCAAGGATGATTTAACAGACAGCGCACTTTCAATTTTGGGAATACCGAACAAGCAAGGAAACACTGGCGGTGATACGCAGGGTGCGGTTGAGCTGAGAAACGGATGGGATTTTTCAAAATCAAGAGCAAGGCTTAAGGATCCGGTTGTTAAGACAGCAGAGAAGAGACTGGCCAAGGTTGCGCTGAATGTTATCCGCATTAAGAAAGAGGATCTGAAAATCACTCTTAGAGATTTTGATGTGCAGATCAACCACAGTCCACAAGATAATATGTATACCAAGTCGCAGACATTACTGCAACTTCTGCAGTGTGGTATTCATCCGCTTATTGCAATCAAAACAGTTGGACTTTGGGGAGATTGTGAAAAGACTTTCAACCTTTCCAAACCTTACCTTGATGCTCTGTGGAAAACTGCTGACATTATCAACATGGAAGAGCAGATGGCAAAAGCACAGGAAATTGTAAAACAAATGCAAAATAAGACAGTTGCCTAGAAATAGGTAGCTGTTTTTATTTTATAAAAATTCGCAAAGCCGTGAGCGTACAAATCGGCAATGTCACTCGGTGTCGTTGCACCGTAAAAAAACGTAGGACATAACGGAGGTAATTTATGAAGAGAGAAGATTTAGCGGCAATGGGATTAACTGATGAACAGATTGAAAAGGTTATTGCCGAAAACGGCAAAGATGTTCAGACAGCAAATGCCAAGGCAACCAAAAACAATGCTGAACTGGAACGGTTACAGGGCATTGAAAAAGAGTTTAATGCCATGAAAGACCAAAATCTTTCCGAACAGGAAAAGGCAGCGAAGCAGTTAGAGGAAGCAAATAATCGTATCGCAGAGTTGGAAAAAGCACAGACTTTAGCAACTCAGCGTACAAGTGCGGCTGACAAATTCAAAATCACATCAGAACAGGCGGCACAGGTTGTAAAGGATGACGGCAGTTTTGATTTTGATGTTCTCGGAAAAATTATCTCTGATAAAGAGACTGCTGCGGCACAAGCCAAGGAGCAGGAGATTGCAAACGGATCTACTAATCCTGGAGGTGGAATTGCTGGCGGTGGAAAAGATGACAAAAAAACAGAAGCCGAAAAAGCGGCTGAAAAGATTGGCAAGACTTTAGCTGGAACAAACAAAGAAGCCGAAGCTGTAGTTAGCCAGTACTTATAAGGAGGTACACAAAATGAAATTCTCTGAAACAAGTGTAACTACCCAGTTAGAAATTCTTAAGAGAAAGCTGGGCGGTGAATTATTTGTTCCTATTAAACTGGATGCAAGTGCTTTCACTAATGGTGTGTGCAAGGCTGGTAATCCTATTAGTGCGACAGGAAAGAAAGTAAATGGCGGAAGCACAGATGATGCAGCAGTAGGTATTTTGCTTAACGATGTTTACGATAGCAACCCCAACGGAACTATCATTAAGGCTTTTGCCTGTGTAAATGAAGCAAATGCTAACGCAAATGCAGGTATTACCATTGCCGATGGTGTAAAGACAGGATTATCACTGATTGTATTTGAATAACTGAAACCGACTACAGACAGATGTAGCCGCTGACCGCTGAAAGATAGCGGTAGAAAGTGAGGAAATAATGAACATTAGAGATGCCTACAATGCGAAAGCAATCGCACTTGTGCATACAGAAGTTGCAAGTAATAAAATTGCATATCTTGGTTCCGGCTTATTCCCCGCCAAGAAGAAAATGGGACTGGATTTGAAGTGGATTAAGACTTCTAATGGACTTCCTGTTACCCTGAAAGCATCTAATTTTGATGCAGTTTCCACTATCAGAAGCCGTGAAGGATTCAAGATGCAAGAGACAGAAATGGCATTCTTCCGTGAATCTATGATTATCAAAGAACAGGACGAACAGGAAATCATGCGTATTAAGGACAGCACAGACCCTTACGCAGCAGAAGTATTAAGCAGAATTTTTGATGATGCAAATACTCTTGTGGAAGGTGCTGATGTAGTTCCTGAACGTATGATTATGCAGCTGCTTGCACCCAGTGACGGATCTCCTAAGATTTCCATTCAGGCTGACGGTGTAACCTACGCTTATAACTATGACCCTAACGGAACCTACAAAGCCAACAACTTTGCAGAACTTACAACTACGACCGATAAGTGGTCTGATACCGAGAACTCTGATCCTATGGATGATGTTTCCGTAGCCATTGATGCCGTAGAAGAAGCTACTGGCGAGAGACCTTCCATCATGATTGTCTCTAAGAAGACCATGAACTACTTAAAACAGAACAAAAAGATCAAGAGTGCTGTTCTTGCACAGAATACAACCGCAAATGTATTTATGACCGATGCGAGAGTAAAGGAACTTTTCTCTACCGAACTTGGCATTAGCATCATTGTATACACTAAGCAGTACAAGGATGAAAGCGGAACTGCTCATAAGTTTTATCCTGATGGATTTGCGACCCTTATTCCTAACGGTGCACTGGGTAGTACATGGTACGGCACTACTCCCGAAGAGCGTACACTCATGGGTAATCCTGCCACAGATGTAAGACTTGTGAATACTGGTGTTGCTGTTGCTGTCAGCGTAACAGAGGATCCCGTACAAACCAAGACTACAGTATCAGAAATCGTACTGCCTTCCTACGAGAGAATGGATAGCACCTATGTAATTAAGTGCTACTAATCGGAGGTATGCTGATGAAATTTGATTACAAAGTCAAATACAAAGGCAAATGGTATCTTCCGGGAGAAGAAATCCCGGAGGAAACCGTCACCGAAGTAAAAGAAGAAATCCCGGAGGAAACCGCATATACTAAGACGGAAATCAACCGTATGTCTACGGCAGACTTGCAGAAGTTAGCCGCAGAACACGGTGTCTCAGGTGCGGAAGAAATCAGCGGTGCGGAACTGAAAAAGATTCTGATTGAAAAGTTTGAACTTTAAGAGGTAGCACATGGCAGAATATACGACTTTGAAGCAAGTAAAAATCCGTCTGAAACAATTTCATATTGATTCTGAAAGTTCCGAGGTCGTGTTTGACCATTTGGAAGAAAATCCTCTTTTGGAACAACTTATCAGTCAAGCAGAAGCCGACATCAGAGCAAAAAGAATGTACCCGGAAAGCTACACTGAAGAGAAGATTGCTGCGGATATGAAAAAATTTCAGTCCGTGGTGGTTAATCTTGTCGTGTATGACAGATCGCAAGCCGGTGAAAACTTCATGGCAAGCTATTCAGAGAATGGAGTGTCGAGAACATGGAGAGACCGGGAAGAACTGTTTGTGGGTGTTTTTCCATTTGCAAAAGTTTTATAACCCCATCGAAATCGAGGGGTTTAGAAGATTGTGCGTGACCATGTTACTGATTCCAGTAATAAGGTTGCAGGCGGCACACTTTAAGGGTGGTGGGCGGTGTGCCAACAAATAAACAGTTAGGAGATATGAAGTGAAAGAATTTTTATTACAGACGTATACGATTGTTCTGCCTATTTTATTAGGCTACATCGTCTGGCTCCTAAAGCAGCAAAAAAAAGATAGGGATGCGAACAGCAAGGGAACAATGCTTCTTTTGCGTGTGCAACTTATTGAGTATCACGATAAGTACATGAAGTTGGGAGAGATTCCAAGCTATGCGTATGAAAACTTTGTTGAGATGTACAATGCTTATCATGCGCTTGGTGGAAATGGAATGGCAACTAAAATGTATGAAGAAATAAAAGAAATAAGATTGAAGAACGGAGGTAAGGAATGATGGATTTTTCACAGGTAGGAACTTGTGTTGCAATTGTGGTTATCTGCTATCTTGCCGGTATTGGAGCGAAGCTGATTCCGGTTATTAAGGATAACTACATCCCGGTTGTTGTCGGCATTGTTGGTGGCATTCTCGGAGTAGTAGGAATGTATGTTATTCCGGATTTCCCGGCAAATGATGTGCTGAATGCGGTTGCGGTCGGAATTGTTTCCGGTCTGGCAAGCACTGGTGTAAATCAGATTTACAAGCAGGTGAAGAAAGATGCTTGACATTAACAAGCAGGAAATGAAGTACTCACGGCAGGGAGAAAAAGTCACGATTTATGACCGGGACGAAAACGGAGAAATAAAGTACATCGAGATGGACGGAGAAAGGATTCCAGTGGTTTTGAGAGAAACTACTGGATATTCTGAACCCGTCCTTTTTTCTGCCAACATCAGTAATAAGCTGTCGGAAGTACTGGTAAAGGAATTTGGTATTGACGATTCCAGTTCCTATTGTCAGATTGTGACCGACAAGGGCTATTTGCCGATTAAGGCAGGGGATGTTATCTGGAAGAAGTCAGAAGTAGGTCGTGACGATGACGGACTTGTGGACAGCAAGACTGCGGATTATGTTGTCAAAGGCGTTGCAGATGAAGGGCTGACAGCAGATTTATTTTTACTGCAAAAGACGGTGAAGTGATATGGGAAAGACAATCAACATTAACCTGTTTGACCCAAAGTCCATACAAGCGGCTGTAAAGGCTCTTAGAGACTATGAAAATAACTTAGAGTATAAATGCAGGCTACTGGCTGAAACACTGGCAGAAAAGGGCGTAGAGATTGCTAGAGTGCAGATTGCTGACCTTGATGCTATATTTAATCAAGAACTTTTACGGAGCATTCATGCAGAGTATGTTGGTTCTGTAAAAGGTGGCGGTGTTTGGGCGGTAGTTGCAGGTACAGACCATGCACTTTTTGTGGAGTTTGGCACAGGCCAGATGGGGGCAGAAAACCCTTATCCGTATGATTTGCCGGAAGGTGTTACATGGAAATACAACTCCGGTAAAACAATTCAGCAAGCATTACAAGACATTGAAGTGCATGGAAACACTTATGTGAAAGCCGGAGAATACTACTGGAGTTATATCGGAGATGACGGAAAACTTCATATAACAAAAGGTATGCCGTCAAGACCATTTATGTACCTGACTGCAATAGAACTTCGTGATATTGTATCACAGACAGCAAAGGTGGTGTTTGGTAGTGGATAATGAATATCAGTGGGTATCAGATTTCAAAGTCAAGATTGCATCGTACTTAAAAATGAAGATACGGCAGAGCCATCCTAAAGCTTATGTGACGGACAAAAGTAAGGATTTGTCAGACCCTACATTCCCTACGGTGTACTTTCATGCTATGCCGTTCACAGAGACAGGACAAGACCTTGAAGCACGTTCTGTTAATGGAATCACAGCATCATACCAGGTGGATGTGATAACCAACAAAAGCCAGGAAGAAGCCGAAGCTATTATGGCTACGGTTGCCGGACTTTTCAAACGTCTGCGATTTCAAATAACTTCCATGCCGGAGTTCAATAATACTTCGCAGGACACATACAGAAGCACTGCACGGTTCAGAAGAAGCGTAGATGCTGATGATATATTGTAACTATTGTCAGAGCCGAAAGGCTCTATTTTTTATGCAAAATTGGAGGTAAATATGGCTACTGGTTTAAAATCAAGAATTGCCTATAAAGAGCCTAGTTCTAGTGCCGCTACTGGTGAGTACTGGGCAGGAGCGTACAAATTGCTTATGAGAGCAAAAAGTATTCCTTCACCGTTCGGAAGTCAGAACATGGTGGACACTTCTACACTGGAAGATTTGGTAGAGACGCAGGAAATGGGTCGTAGAGCCGCTAACAGTATGGAAGTGCAAGGAGCATTTGAGAAAAAGTACAAGGATGAAATGGTGACAAACGAGGGAAAGAAACTCGATTTTATCATCCTGTATGGAACTGACGGAAAAGGTTCAGAGGGCATTTGTGCATTTATCGGTCAGGAAAGTTTTGCACCGGACGAAGCAACAGACGATCATCTGACCGGAACTGCTACGATTGCACAGGCTACTGTACCAAAGTGGATTGAAGATAATTACACTGTTGCAGTAACCGAAGACGAAAACGGTTATCCTACAGCAATTACACTGACAAAAAAATAGAAAGTCAGTCAGAAACAAATAACACTGCCGTGGCTGACAATGATGAAACGGTAGACGAAACATTGATTTAAGCAAAAGAGAGCCGTCTTCGGGCGGCTCCTTTCCAACAAAATGTTGGGGAAAGGATAAAATATGCTGACAGTAAAATTTGGAGAAAAGGAACTGAACATTAAATTCGGTTACGAAGCAACCGTAAAAAACAACATTATCAAGAAACTGGCAAACCTTGAAAAACAGGAAGACGGCATTGAATCCGTGAATAACATTCTCATGTTACTGCCGGAACTGATTCTTGTCGGTTTACAGAAATACCACTCTGATGAATACGGTTTCGACCCTTACAACAAAGAGCAGAAAGAAGCAAAGTTAAGCGAGGTTTATTCCATGCTTGATGATTATTTCGATTCTGATGAATCTGACATTCAGAAGTTGTTTGCTGATGTACAAGGAGAGCTGCTTGAAAACGGTTTTTTAGCGAAGCTCCTGAAACAGGAGCAGGAGAAGAACTCCAAGAAAGCACCGGAGAAGTCAGAGAACTAACATGGGAAACATACTGTAAAGAAGTACGTCCTATGTGGCTTTTATGCACAAAAGGATACGGATTTACAGTAAAAGATATAGATTCTTCCAGTCCTGCGGATTTAGAGCCTTATGCAGAAGCGTACAAGCTAGAAATGAAGCAGAGAGACAGAGAGATGTGGTCTTGGTTTGGAAATTATGGTATATCGGCATTTGGTGTAGCAATAGACCATTGTTTTAGCAAAAATGCAAAGTCAGAGTATATCAAAAAGCCGATAATTGAAGAAAGCAAAAAAGAGCCTGCTTATAAAGAATCCAACGAAGAAATTGCAATATGGGAAATGAAACAGAGAATAAAAGCATTAAGAGAACAAGGATTGCCGGAAAGCCCGGATTAAGGAGAAACAAACATGAGTTTAACAGGAATTGATGTTTCCTCATACCAGGGGACGATTAACTGGTGGGCGGTAAAACAGAACGGTATTGATTTTGCTATTCTGAAAGTTATCCGTAAGGATTTGAACCCGGACAAGAAGTTTGAAGAGAACTGGAAAGGTTGCCAAGAACACAACGTTCATGTGCACGGAGTATATGAATATGGATATATTACAACGGTTGCAAAATCACGCTCTGATGCAAGAAGAGTGCTTACTATTCTTAACGGTAGAAAAGTGACAGTATATCTTGATGTTGAAGATGCCGTGATGAAAGGCCTTGGCAAAAATATTATTCCTATTATCAATGCTTACGGCAAGGTCATCACCGATGCAGGATTACAGTTCGGTGTATACACTGGGGAAAGTTTTTACAAGACATACATTAAGCCTTATGGCGGTGTGAGTTATCCCATGTGGATCGCACGGTACGGCAAGAATAACGGCAAGTGTGATGTGAAGTATCAACCGCAAGTACCGAACATGGTAGGATGGCAGTATACTTCTAAAGGGCGTGTAGGCGGCATTGCAGGAAATGTGGACATGAATGTATGGTACAAGGAGTTAGATGCCGTATATGAGGATTCTACAAGCCATAGCAACCCTTATACAGAGCCGGAAAGACTTCTTTATTACAAGCGTCTGACAATGATGAAGGGAAATGATGTCAAGTGGGCGCAGTACGAACTTGTAAGAAAAGGCTTTATGCCTTCTGTAAATGCGAAAGGTAAGACGAACATTGACGGATATTTTGGAAAAACCACTTCTGATGCAGTAAAAGCATTCCAAAAGAGTGTTGGAATCACTGTAGATGGAAAAGTCGGTGCGGTTACAAGGGCATATCTCAAAAAGTAATTTTAGGAGCGGTAGGTGTCACAGCTTACCGCTCTTTTTCTTGGAAGTGGCAGACACTTCCTTTTTTATTTCGGTAAAGGCGGTGCAGTATGGCAGATATTGATAATCTTCAAATAAAAATCAGTGCGGATGCGAACAAAGCAACTAATGCGCTGAATAAACTTGCATCAAGTCTTACGAATTTTCAGAGAAGCTTGTCTATTGATACATCCAAACTGACAAGCATTTCTAATAGCATACAGAGTATCGCAAATGCCGCCAGTTCCATGAATACGAGCGGTATTAAGAATATCTCCACATTGACAAATTCCATTAACAGAATGGGGAAAATAGATACAAGCGGATTAAGCAGGAGTTCATCTGCACTGAAGACTTTTTCTGCTGACATGGCAGGAACTAAAGTAGATGGAGTAGGGGATATTGCTAGCATAGCATCTTCGATTTCAAGACTTGGTGGTGTGGCATCCGGCAGAGCAATCACGAACATTCCTTTACTGGCAAAGAATTTGAAGCAGTTATTTACAACTCTTTCAACCGTTCCAAATGTCAGTGAGAACATTATCCGAATGACAAACGCACTGGCAGGACTGGCATCTACCGGTGCAGCATCCGGGAGAGCCGCAAACTCTTTAGGACGTAATCTGAACACCTATACGGTAAGCGCAAGAAGAGCCACGAAAAGCACATTTAGCCTTGCTGCGGCTTTCGGCAGATTCTACGCAACATATTTCCTTGTGATCCGTGGAATTAAAAGTCTGTGGAAGTCCATAGAGGGAACTACGGACTATATCGAAGCATTTAACTACTACACGGTAGCATTTAATAAAGTCGGCAAGGAATGGGGCAAGGATTTTGAAAAATTCGGTTACGACAACGCAGAGGATTATGCGCAGAGTTTTGGAAGCCGTGTAAATGAACTGCTTGGTAAAATGTCCGGTCTGAAAGTAGATGTAGATGGTGGATTGATTTCTGAAAGCGGAATGAAGAACCTGGGACTGAATTTACAGGAGATTACGCAGTACGCTTCACAACTTGCATCTATTACCAACTCTTTAGGGCAGACCGGAGAAGTTACTACGGCAATTTCAAAGTCCATGACAATGCTTGCCGGGGATATTTCCTCTCTGTTTAACGTGGATTACAGTACAGTTGCAACAAACTTACAGTCCGGTTTGATTGGTCAGTCAAGAGCACTGTATAAGTATGGTATTGATATCACGAATGCCACACTGCAGACTTATGCTTACAGATACGGCATTGAAAAGGCTGTATCTGAAATGTCACAGGCAGAGAAACAGCAGTTGCGTCTACTGGCAATCTTAGACCAGTCCAAAGTATCATGGGGAGACTTGGCGAATACAATTAATTCTCCAAGTAACATGATTCGTCAGTTTACCAACAACGTAAAAGAAGCCGGCATGGTACTGGGTCAGTTGTTTATTCCGGTATTGCAGAAAGTACTTCCTGTTATTAATGGTGTGGTAATTGCGATTAAGAGACTGCTTGTCAGTGTGGCAAATTTACTGGGAATCAAGATTGACTTTTCGTCATTCGGTCAAGGTGTATCCGGGTACAATGAAGAGTTGGAAGACACGGCAGATGCACTGGATAAAGTTGGTACAAGTGCAAAAAATGCTCAAAGCGGAATCAGAGCATTTGATAAATTGAAAGTTATTTCAACTCCAAAATCCAGTGGTTCCGGAAGTGGTTCTGGTGGAGCAGGAATTGACCTTACCAAGGAAATCATGGATGCTACTGCTGAATACGAAAAAGTATGGCAGGAAGCATTCGACAAGATGCAGAATACAGCTATGGGTTGGGCTGACAAAGTAAGCAAGGTGTTTAAGCCTGTAAAAGATATTATAGAAGATCTGGCGTATGCATTTAAGTTTGATTCTGATGCCTGGTTTAAGGTTGCCGGAATGGATACGTCCAAACTGGTAACTGGTATTTTTGACTGGTTCACAAGAGCAATAGATTCTGTTGACTGGGAAAAAATCGGAAGACACATAGGTAGTTTCTTGGACGGAATGGATTGGACAGCAATCTTTACATCTGCCGGAAATTTCATAGAAACTGCCATAGATGCGGCTATCGATTTGTGGAAAGGAAGTTTTGATGCTGCACCGATTGAAACCACGATTATCACAGCAATAGGTCTTTTAAAGTTTACTGGTGTTGGAGATATCATATGGGGAAAAATATCGGACAAGTTATCAGCCAAAGTACTAGGATCAAGTATAGGAATAGTTCCGACAATTGCAATAGCTGCTGTTACTTGGGAGATTGGATTTAATGTAGGAAAATCTTTAGGGAAAGCATTGTTCCCAGAAGACGCAGAGTACTACGACAATTTTACGTGGTTTGGTGAAAATGGTTTTTTTGATACATTAAAAAATACTGATTTTACCACATTAAAAACTGCGTGGGATGATTTATACAAAGATATAACAGATAATGATTTGTATAGATTCTTGACAGGAACAATGTTGCTTCCAAAACATAGCACTCTTGATGATTTTGGAGATAAAATTGATTGGCTAATTGATAAAATAAAAAATACAAAAGTAGATATGTCAGATACTTTTGGTCTGTCATCTGCACTTATCAATATAGCACCACTTGTTGGAAACTGGTTTAATGAAAATGTATCTCCTTGGTTCACAAAGGAAAAGTGGCAAGGAATGGGTCAAACTATAGAGTCATCACTTTCTGAAAAATGGACTTCTTTTACAACATGGTGGAACCAAACAGGATTTTCAAGTTGGTGGAAAAAAATTTCAGAGCAGTTTGGACTAACAAAATGGAATAAATTGCTTGAAAACATTCCAACGGCGTTTAGAACAGCATTTAAAACAGCAGCTAATGTTGCAATAGCTCCTTTGAACCTTGTAATAAGTGGAATAGAAACCATGATAAACAATGCCATAGACCTTATTAATGGTTTGATGTCTGCAGCAAGGTTAATACCTAAAATTGGTGACGCAGTTCCGAATAATATACAACACATTAGTGTTGGAAGAATACCTACATTTGAAAAAGGTGGTTACGTTCCAAGCCGATATACGATGTTCATGGCAGGAGAGAACGGTATACCGGAGATTGCCGGAACAGTAGGTGGAAAAACAGCGGTTGCCGGTGGAGTTGAAATCACTGGAATCAAAGATGCTATTAATTCCACGGCACAACAGGAAATTGCACTTCTGAAACAGAATAATCAGCTACTGCAAGGAATCCTTGAGAAAGAGTTTGGAATAACAACAGATCAAATTGGAATTGCCGCAAGACAATACGGTCAAGAGCAATTTAACCAAAAACACAAGAATGTATATGTATTTTAACACAGACAGCACTCTGGATGGGTGCTGTCTATTTTTATGCAATGAGGCGGTGAGCGTATGTCAGCATATCAAGGATGGCTTTTAAAAATTGGAGATTACGTTATTGACCAGTCAAGATTTATAGCCGCTGAAAGTTATCAGCCGGCTGTAAATATGCAGGATGTAGACCCGTGGACTGATGCAAATGGATACGTACATAGAAATGCTGTGGAGCTAAAAGCATTAAGTGTTGATTTTTCCACGCCTGCGATGCTGACGGATGACGATTTGCAAGAGTTACTGTCCGGGATACGAAGCAACTTTATTGATGCAACGGAACAAGGATGTAATATCACGGCATACATTCCATTTTTAGGTCAATATGTCACACAATATGGATATATGGCTGATATAAAACCTACAATCTACGGAACTTATGACGGAGAGATTAAATACAATCAGATAGAATTTTCATTTGTCGGAGGTGTAGCGAATGAGTAACTATACCTATGCGGATTTGTTTGATAAAAGTGCATCCAAAAAGGAAATCACGATTGAAACAGAGGACAAGTCTGTAAAAATCACCAACAGCGAAATACATTTTGAACAGTTTGAATTAAAAGAAATCCTATGTGATGATGATTACCTTACATTTGGACAGTGCAATGCATCACAGTTAAAATTCAAAATTTCCAACGTGTTCACAAGCATTATTGGGAAACAGATAAATGTTTCTGCTGTGATTAATGGACATACTGACACACCATTTATTTTCGGCAAATACCGTGTCGTTTCAGATAAACCAACAGATGATAAGCGTTACAGAAATGTGACGGCATATGACGTTATATACGATATTGGAGAATCAGAAGTATCTTCCTGGTATAACGGGTTGAAATTTCCTCTGACCTTAAAGCAGTTCAGAGACAGTTTTTTTTCATATTTTGGTGTTGAGCAAGTAGCAATCACATTACCTAATGACAGCATGGAAGTGGCAGAAACAATCAAACCAAGTGAGTTGTCTGGCCAGACGGTCATGGAAGCAATCTGCTCAATAAATGGATGCTTTGGCCACATTAACCATGATGGAAAATTTGAATATGTTTTCCTTAAAGAAATAATATCCGGTTTATATCCACAGAAAGGATTATATCCACAGAAAGGATTATACCCTAGAAAAGGTTCTGAAAAAGAAAAGGTTACTGGTGGAAAATACAAATCAGTTAAATATGAAGATTTTGTCTGCCAAAAAGTTACAAAAGTTCAGATAAGACAATCAGAAAATGATATTGGTGCAGTTTACCCAGATACAGAGATTACCGAGAACGACAACAGTTATATTTTGCAAGATAATTTCCTTGTTTATGGAATGGGTGCAGATGCCCTAGAAACGGTTGCAAGAAATCTGTATGAGGTTATTAAAGTTGTAAAATATAGACCTTATAACTGTGAAAAAATAGGAAATCCTTGTTTGAGCCTTGGAGAAGCAGTCAATGTATATACGGATAAAGAAATCATAGAAAGCTATGTGTTGAGTAGAACATACAAAGGAATCCAACAACCGAAAGACACCATATCAGCAAGCGGAAAATCTCCAAAGTACAGTAAACAGGTAAATGGAATTAACAAAAGTATAATTCAACTCCGTGGAAAGACTAATGAACTAGAACGGAATGTAGAAGAGACCCGGTCTGAGATCAAGGATGTAGAGAGCGGATTGGATACGAAAATTACGCAAAATGCAGGAAAAATTGAAGCAGAAGCGAAAAGGGCAACAGATACAGAAGTAGAATTGGCAGCGGCAATATCTTTGCAGGCAGACCAAATCAAATTAAAAGTATCAAAAGGTGATGTCAGTTCTCAGTTAAGTGTTGAAAGTGGACAGGTAAGTATTTCTGGAAACCGTTTTGTATTGGAAGCAGATAACTGTAGCATATCAGCAGATGGAACTATAACAGCTAAAAACGCAGTAATGACTGGTAGTTTTAAGTCTATAGGGGAAGACGGAAGTTACACAGAAGTATCATCAGGTGAAATTAAATTTTATAACGAACTATTGCAAAGCACAGGATCTATAAAAGGATTGGGACAATATCTTACTATTGATGCTTCAATGGTAAGTGTAAGCGGAATTTTAGTGGTAGGAAATGGAGCAACATATGATTCACAATATGTAAAAAACATATCAACAACTTCTCAAATATTGGGCAGTAAGACAGTACTGACAAGTGCCACATTAAGTGTCACAAAAAATTATATAAATGGAACCGTATCAGATGTATCTTTGGTAACACAAACAGCCAATGTTGCTGATTATCCTGGAAATAATGTTAATTTTATTACAGGAGTTTCATCACTTGGAGGTTTGCTCACTGCAACATCTGGAATTGTCACACTTATGACGTAGGAGATTTATTATGGTAAAAAAAATATTTATTCTTCAAACAATTATTGGAAAAACAATGAAAGAAGTAATGGAAAAAAGGCAAGAAATTCAGCAATATATAGCTTTTACCATTGGAATTTCCACGTTTACGGAAATCAATGCCACATTGTTTAGCACGGAAGATGGCGATGGTTTTGAAGATTTTATGAAGCAACTTATTGACATGTCGGATACAGTGGTTGCACAGAGCGGATATGAGGTATCTGAACTGTGCAAAAATCTGTATTCGTATGCAGAAGAGCAAGGAAAAGAAATCTATGTAAGGGAGAATTGATATGGCAGCAAATTTTGAGATTAAGAAATTAAAAAGCAACCTTGTGACAGTATTAAATCAAACACCGTTGCCTATCGAGGTGAAAAGGCTTGTACTGTATGAAGTATATTCGGAGACTAAACAGTTATCAGATATGCAGATTATGAAAGAGGAAAGCGAGGTATCTGCAGATGGCAATGAATAAGGTTTATACCAGAATTAATTGGGAAGATTATCCCAGTGAGAACACGGATTTAGATGCATACAATCTTAATCAGATGGATTATGCTATTGATGCGTTGGACAACCGTATCATATCACAGGATGCCTTAAAAGTAGACAAGTCTGCAATAAACGGAAACATTGCTGATTGGACTATGGATGAAACAACCGGTGTTATTACTATTACAAAATACAACGGTGAAAAAATTATTTTTGACCTTAACATTGAAAAAATTCCTGTCGGCTTTTCCATGTCTGATGACGGAATCATTACCATGACTACAGAAGATGGAACACAGTTTAAGGCTGATATTGGTTCTATGATTCCGGTGTTGACATTTGAAGATTCTGCAACCATAGCTGTATCAGTGACTGGTACTGGAAAGAATAAGACTTATTCTTTTTCGATAAAAACAGGATCAGTAACAGATGATATGCTTCAGCCTAATTATTTAGCAGATATTAGAGTAGAATCCGCAAATGCATCTGCTTATGCGCAATCCGCAAATGCAAAATCTGTATTGGCTGAATCTTATGCCGTAGGTGGAACCGGAACAAGAGAAGGAGAAGATACAGATAACGCAAAGTATTATATGGAGCAGGCAAAACAGCAAACAGGAGGAATACCAACAAAAGTTAGCGAATTAGAAAATGATGCTGGATACATTACAAAAAAAGTTTCTGATTTGACAAATTATTATGACAAAACCACTGTTGATAAAAAAATAGATGCAATTCCAAAACCAGATTTGACAAACTATTTGACCAAAACTGGTGATGGTAGTAATTTGACTGCGGCGTTTGAAGAAGCAACAACTTTAGAGGAATTAACGACAGGAGAAAAGTTATCATCTATTTTGGGAAAAATTAAACTGGCCGTAAAAAACCTCAAATCACTTATAAGCCTTATCGGAACTACCGATATTTCGGCTATTGGTGATGGGACTGTTACTGGGGGATTAAGTGATGTAAATAGCAAGTTAGACACCGCAACTGAAGCAATAGTTCATGATAATATCACTGGCATATTTACATATACCAAAATCGGACATATGTGCATTGGATGTGGTACATTAACCACCACAAATGATATAGATGCATACTCCGCTATAGTTAGTAATCTACCACAAACGTATACAGGTAATCCTTATCCTGGTGCCTTTGTTGCAGAGGATAATACTTATAATGATTTTTATATCAATGGTTCAGCAATCGTAAACCGTAAGCCAGTATCAAAAGGGCATACGTTGAGGCTATCATGTATCTACATGTGCCAATAATTATTCAAACAATACCTTCAATATCTATATTAAAAGTATTATTTTTACTTACGACAATAGTATTTTGCATATAATTTCCATTCCAGTTGATACCTATTTGATTATTTACATCATAGAAGTATATATTAATTCCAGTCCATCCTAAATTATTAATTATATGCGTCCAAGCTGGAATATCTTCTTTTGCCGTTAACTTTGCAATGACACGTATTGTTCGGTTTGTTGAATAAACATAAACACTGCCATCAACATAATCTGTGTTTATTTCCGATGTAATATCACTTATATAAATATTGCCTAACTTGCCATTTACAGAAGCAGTCATAAAAAATATTTGCGAAATAACAACAAAAAAGAGCATGGTGTAAAAGCCATGCTCTTAATCTATTTATCTGATTCCCCAGTCACCGTCATTGTTGACGAAACCAACCACATATCCTATCATGTCATCAATTATGTGTTCCGGAAGTATACTGTTCGGAGACATGAGCGAAACATATCTCCATTTTCTAACGCCATATTCTATTATATGGGTTTTTACGGCAATTTGTATCCCACCATTACTTGTTACAATACATCGTTCACCGTCTTGTGGTTCCCGATCCGCTGCAAGGAGAACAATTTCCCCAGGCAGATAAAACGGCATATAGTAGTCACAGGGAATTTTCAAACCGATATAAGTCTTGGATTTTATATCTTCCGGTAATTTGTCTATGCAAATAGGTTCTACAGCGTTTGTGGTGGCTATAATTCCATTCACAAGTTGCGGTTTAAGGACAGAAATATACTTGTGTGATTTTTCAAGACTGGAATAGATTTTATCTTGGTGACGGATGGAGTAGCGGATAAGGTACAGAGAGTGTTCCGGCAGACTGCGGCATATCTTGACAGATTCCAACATCTTATCTTCCATAGTACCACAGCCTACCAACTCATCTACGCTGATTCCAAAGGCTCTAGCAAGCGCAACAGCGGTCGATAGCTTTGTGTCGTTAGAATTACCGTATAGTAGTGAATTAAGCGTAGAATAAGGCAAATTAGCTTCATCTGCAAGCTTGTAAACCGTCATGTCCGGCTCATTTAGAAATTCATGGAGATTTCCACGAAAACTTAACATATAATTAGTACGGTTGACTGATAAATGTGTCGAAATTTCTTTGATTCGGTCTTTTTTCATCATGTTTTTTATCCCCCTTTCACATGATACACTTGTAACATCCCTTGTTTCAAGGGACTTCAAGTTCTGGCGAGGGCGGTGTTTATTGGCGTTTTCACCGTCCTCTTTTGTTGATATTTTACAACAATAAAAAACGTGAGTCAAATATATTGATTGTTAAGAACATATGTTCTATAATTTAGGTATCGCTACCAAGTGCGGAAAGATTAGGGGGTGTACTATGGGGAAAGAAGATTACAAAGAGGAAATCACAAAGCTAATCAATGCTTGCGATAATTTACATTGGTTAGAGTGCATTTATGCCTATGTTAAAAAATTACTTAGATAAAGGAAAAGAGCCAAGGACTTGCGCATTGCCCTTGGCTTTTTCTTATTCGTTCTTTTTTGCGATTGAATCAATCAACTTTTCCAAAGAGTTCCATCCATCTTCGTCCAAGTTGGCCAGTGCGGATACAAGACGGTGCTTAAATGTATCTTCACCGGACTTTTGAATTTCTCCGAGCATTTCCGAGATTTGTTCGTCTTTTGATTTCTGAACAAACATTTCACCAGTTCCATTTCTGAGCCATTCTTCGTTTACATCAAACTCTCTGCAAATATCAGATATGGTTCTTTCAGATGGTGTCTTCGTGCCTATCTCAACTTGCGCAATATAGTTTCTTGACAAGCCGATTTGCTTTGAAAAATCATCTTGTGTCATATTCAAATACTTTCGCAAAGATTTGATTCTCTCATTCATTTACATCCCTCCTTTCACTAATAATATACACCCAAAAAGTCCCCAAGTCAACAAAAATGTGTTGACATAAAGTTTCTAAGGGACTATAATATGTTTACAAGGTCAACAGAAAAGAGGTGAGAATATGGAAAAACAGAGATATGTGGTTTTAGACAAAAACGGTAAAGCAAATATAGTTCAGAAAGCTGATTCACGTTTTGTTGGAATTGACGAGATGGCACAGCACATTGCGTTTGACATTATCGAAGATTACAAAAGCATTATAGATGGCGATAAGAAAATCGAAGAAACAAATATTGATTTGTCTATCAAAGTACTTACCGCCATTTCGCCTTTTAGGAACGGCTCTGGATATGGAAAGGATTGTTAGTTGCCGCTGCTATTGCTAATTGTGGTTTTTCTTCCGGCAAAGAATTGACGATTTCTGAATAGTATTGGTAGTACAGGTTCTTAAAATCATCAAAACTTCCGGTATATCCACAGATTTTAGCAATAGCATAAGCGGATGCGTATTCTTTAGAATCCAAATTATTTCACCTCCTTATTAAAAAGATAAGGAGAGTATATCACAAAAAGGAAGTGAATTGAATGAGTGAAAAAGAGAAAAAAATCGTTGAGAAGTTAAAGAGAGCCATTCCGAATATGTCCGATTTCGACAAGGGATATATTCTCGGCAAGACAGAGAAGATGGCAGAGGAATCTGTTAAGAAGCAGGGGGAAGAAAATGCAAAACCAATTTGAGAGAGAACTTCTCAAAACCTTAAAGAGCATTGACGGTACTCTGAAAAGAATTGAGAAGTCCATGAATGATGAAGAGAAAAAGCTTACGATCATTTGTAATGCTGTTTCTCATGAACCGAAAGGAGAACATGAATGAAAAAATGGACTTACCGCCAGAAGAGAGATCTTCTTGACAAATTAGAACCTTGGATCACTGCATTGGTTCAACTCATAAGTGCATTGGCTGGGGCGGCTGTCGGAATAGCTATCTGCTACTTTTTCTAAGTGGTATGTGGCAGTTGCAGTTATTAAAGCTACAACAAACGGTATGAGTATATTTCTCAAAAATGAGAGAAATAAATGTTCTTTATAGAATCTTCCTTTTGAAGACAAAGTAAATGTGAACTTTTCACGATTTATGGATGAACTAACTATGGTGAAATATCCCTTTTCCTTTAAGGACAAAAATGCTTGGTAAACATCTTCACCATTGTAATTCCCTATTTCAGACAATGAAATGGAACATTCAGAAGATTTTACAGTTTTCCTAAGTACTTTTCTTTCGATTTTGAGAAGCATATGAAACCTCCAGTTTTTTAGAACATTATACCACAGAAAGGAGAACAATGAACGAATTACAAACATCAAACATGAAAACACCCATTGAGATTGCACTGGGGATTGATGAAAACGGAATGACTACTGCAAGAGCGTTATACGATTTTTTAGAGTTAGCACAGGGGCAATTTTCACGGTGGGCGAAAACGAACATTACAGAAAATGAATTCGCCACAGAAAACGAGGATTGGGTGCGATTCGACATTGATGTCGAGACACCTACTGGCGGAAGAGTGAAGAGAGATGATTATAGACTTTCCGCTCATTTTGCGAAGAAACTTTCCATGAAAGGAAGTGGAGAGAAAGCAGAACAGGCAAGAGAATATTTTACAAGGGTTGAGGAAAAAGCAAAAGAAATAGTTATTAACCGTTCCCAGTTGTCGCCACAGATGCAAATGGTTATGTCGCTGGCTGAGAGCATGGCACGACAGGAACTGGAACAGAAGAAACAAGCTGAACAGGTTCAGAAGTTGGAAAGTACAGTCACCAACATGAAAGAAATTTTCACAGAGCCTATCGGAGACTGGAAAGCAGACATTAATGCAAAGGTACGCAATATTTCCGCAAAGAGCGGTATTGACTATCAGACACTTTACAATCAGATGTATGGTGAATTGGAAAATGAAGCACATTGTGTTTTAGCAAGGCTTCAGGGCAATAAAATCAAGCGTATGGAAGATGCAGGCAACACAAAAACAGCTATCAAAGAGGGAACTACAAAGATTGCGGTTATTTTTGACAATGTAAGACTGAGAGTAATCTTTGAGAATATCGTAAGGAGATATGCTATGAGGTATTGCGTATGAGAAAAATAGTTGATGTTGTCCTTATGGTTTTCTTCTGGCTATTAGGAATATTCACGGGGGTGATTCTACTCTATGTTATATAGAGACAAAAGAATATTAAAGAAGAGAAATAAGAACCATTGTAAATCAGCTCCTTTAAAAATCAAAATAAAGTTTTGGTTTATTAGAAACGAGGAAATTCTATGGACGATATTTGTTTCTACTATAACCAGTTTAATAGTCCAGTTAGCAATAAAATATTTGATATGAAAAGGAGATTTTGGATTTTATGAGAACAACATTAAAGCTGTTTCTTCCTATTATAATAGCACTCTCAATCACATTTACTTCCACAGCACAGCCAGCCGGCAGTTTCATCTCCGAGGAAGCGCAGGAATCGTGTGTAAAGTACGGTGAGGAATATGGCATCTGCCCGGAACTGCTTATGGCAATGATCGAGAAAGAATCTTCCGGCAGACCGGATGTGGAAAGTGGCGGTTGCAAAGGTCTGATGCAGATTTCTGACAGATGGCATAAAGACCGCATGGAGCGTTTGGGAGTGACGGACATCTACTCCGTGGACGGTAATATCCATGTGGGAGCCGACTACTTGTCGGAATTGTTTGAAAAGTACTGTGATGTAGGAATTGTACTCATGGTTTACCACGGAGAGAAGAACGCATTTACAAAGACAGAATTAAGTGATTACGCAGACTGGATATTAACCAGGAGCGCAGAACTGGAAAGGATGAATGGAAAATGACGAACAGAGAGAAGTATGCGGAACAGATTATTGACATGGCACTTGATAGTATAGAGATAGCTGTGGACAAAGAAGGAAAGTTATGTGATTGCAATGTAATACTTTGTTCCGATTGCGCATGGAGTGATAAAAGCAGATGCAGGGAAAGGTTCAAAGAATGGGCAGAGCAGGAATATGTTGAACCACCTGTTGACTGGTCGAAAGTGCCTGTGGACACGAAAGTGTACGTAAGAGATTCCGATAGTGACCCTTGGAAACCTAGATATTTTGCAAAATTTGAAGGTGGGAAAATATTTACATGGACTAATGGTGCTACTTCTTTTTCGGCTAACAACTTTGATGATGTAGTATGGTGGATTCAAGGAAAACTTGCGGAGGACACCGTATGAGTGCCAAAAAGCGGTTTACCGTCAAAGGGTGCATCGGAAAGATATTTTACAGTCCGAAAGAATGGGAAGTTGACCGAGAAACAGCATTCTATTACAGAATTGTAAACCGCAATACCGGGAAGAAAAAATGGTTAAGAAAGGAGTATTTTTATGCAGAAACGACAGATTATCCCCATCGTCCGTGCGAATGAGATTCTGATTGCAAGACTGTTAGATGCAGGAATCTTGTATATCAGCGAAGAGGACAACATGATCCACGTAACAGAAGACTGAAAGCCGGAGGAGTGAGGAAATGGAAAGGAAGATAAGAAAAATCTTGGTAGAACTGGGGCTGAAACAGTACTTGCCGGGATTCCAGTACATCATCGAGGTTGAAACGCTGATGTTTGAGAACCGGAACAGAAGACTTTCTGAAATCTACCGGATTATCGGAGAGAAACACAGCACAAATGAAAAAAGCGTGTATCAGGCGATCAAGTGGGTTGTAGATAAAATGAACCCAAACACAGAGTTATACAAGAAAATCAATGAGACAGACAAGCCGGTCTCAATCTATATGTTTGTAAATTCACTGTATTTATATCTTTGGGAGGATAGGAAAAATGAGGATTAAGCACATCTTTTTGCAGAATTTCTGTAAATTCTATGGTTCTAACGTAGTGGACACTGATTTATACGACCGGACAGAGGTTTCCGGTGTGAATGAAACCGGTAAGTCCACAATCAAAAGAGCAATTCAGTATATTTTTGGATGCCGTGACGAGAACGGCAGAGAGATCACCGGAATCAGACCGCACGATAAGGACGGCAATGACATTGACGGAGATATTACTGCAGAGGTTACCGTGGAGATTGACGGTACAGAGCGGACGATTAAAAAGGTCTGCAAAAAGGAATACAACAAGAAAGGCGAATTAAAAGGGAATGTAACAGAGTGCTATGTTGACGGAATTTTTAAAAAAGCTAAAGAATTTGAGCAGTTTTTAGCAGATTCCGTGACATTGAAAGAAATTTTCTCTCTTTGCATCAATGCCAACACACTGTTGTCTCTTAACCCAACAGACCAGAGATTAACACTTTCCAAGTATTTTAGCCAGTCAGATGCGGAGATTGCATCATCAATACCGGAATTTGCTCCACTGGTTAAGACACTGGAAGTAGGAAATATCAAGAGCCTTAAGAGTAGTCTTAATAAAGACCTGAACGACTGGAAGAAGAAACTGGACGAAGTACCGGCACGTATTGATGAAGTAAGAAGCAGAAGAGAATCTATGGGGTTGGCAGAACTGGAACTGCAAAAGAAAGCACTTTATGAGAAGTTGGAAGAGAACAAGTCAAAGCAGAATACCGGAAAATCCTACATGGATGGTTACTATGTTCTTTCTGATGGTGTAATGGCACTACAATTCCAGTTGACAGATTTGCAGAAGAAAGGCAACGAGATTCTTGAAACACAGAGAGCTGATAATAGAAAAGCCTTAAATATGGTTCAGAATGAGCATCAGAAAGAGTTGCTTAAGGCAGATACCATTCGTGAAGAGATCACGGAACTGGAAAAGCGTATCGCACAGTATGAGCAGAAGAGACAGAATTTGAAGAAGAGTTGGAATTTGAATAACAGCCTTAAATTTGATGAAAACTCTTTGATCTGTTCCTACTGTGGACAGGAATACCCGGAAGAGAAGAAAGAGCAGTTAAGAACGGAGTTTGATACGCATAAGGCACATGAACTGGAACTGATTACCAAAGAGGGTTCTTCCTGTGCTGACCATATCAAAGCGGATCAGACAGAACTGGAACATAAGCGTGAGGAACTGAAAAAGACCGAGGATGAAGTGGAGCGGTTGGAAAAAGAGATTGCCATTGCTGATAATGCCTTAAATTCCATTCCGACAAGCGTGGATGTTTCCGGCACGGAAGAGTACAAATCTATCCGGTCACAGATTGCAGAAAGAGAAGCCGCTATGAACGAGTACGCAGATTTGCAGACCTTGATGATTTCTCTTAGAGGTGAAGAGGAACAGATTCAGAAAGAAATCTATGAAGTGAGCCACAAAATTAAGAGTGCAACGGATGATGATGCACGAATTGATGAACTGGAAAAAAATCAGAGAGAATATGCACAGAAAGTCACGGATGTGCAGGCACAGCTTGACCTGTTAAAGAAATTTAGCCGGAAGAAGAACGAACTGTTGGAAGCTGATGTGAACAAGTATCTTTCTTTCTGCACAGTTCGTATGTTCAGACCTCTTGTGAATGGTGACACGGAGGAATGCTGTGACTTTACATACCGTGGAGAGCCTTACAGTCGGAACATGAACCACGGAGCAAGGATTCTGACGGAAATCGACATTTGCAATGCGTTTCAGAAGCGGTGTGGTGTGGAATTGCCTATTATGGTTGACGATACCGAGAGCCTTGACCCTTGGAAGATTCCTGATGTTGACAGTCAGTTGATTATGTTCCGCAGAAGTGATGATGCGAGTTTGAAAGTGGAGGAAGTACCTAGTGCCTAATGATGATTATGATATGGATAAAAAAGTTGAGATTTCTGCTGATGAAATGTGCAGAGCAATAGTAAAAACAATGGAAGAAGAGCCGTTTGATTCTTTAATTGAAGAAAACCCACTTATGATAATTACTTTTGCCAAATTTGGAGCAAAAGTTACCACAAAATTATTTGCAGATAAGATAAAGAAAGGAGCTGCGGAAAATGGCAGAAGTAATTAAAAGTTACAAAGGATTCAACAAGGACATGACTTGCCGTGGATTCCAGTACGAAGAGGGCAAGGAGTACGAAGAGGAAACAGCAGATGTATGTCATAGTGGATTCCATGCTTGTGAACATCCTCTGGATTGCCTTGGTTACTATTCGCCGAACGAATCTGTTTACCATGAGGTGGAGCAGAGCGGTGAATTTGACAGAGGTGAAGATGATTCCAAGGTTGCATCAACAAAAATTAAGGTCGGTGTAAGACTGGACGTTGCTGGACTGGTAAAGGCAGCCATTGATTTTACTATGAGCAGAGTTAAAAAAGAAGCTAGAAGTGATGAAGACTGCGGTGCATCTTCTGCGACAGGCTACTGCGGTGCATCTTCTGCGACAGGTGACTACGGTGCATCCTCTGCGACAGGTTACTGCGGTGCATCCTCTGCGACAGGTTACTGCGGTGCATCTTCTGCGACAGGTGACTACGGTGCATCCTCTGCGACAGGTGACTACGGTGCATCCTCTGCGACAGGTAACTGCGGTGCATCCTCTGCGACAGGTTACAAAGGTGCATCCTCTGCCACAGGTTACAAAGGTGCATCATCTGCCACAGGTGACTGCGGTGCATCATCTGCCACAGGTTACAAAGGTGCATCATCTGCCACAGGTGACTACGGTGCATCATCTGCCACAGGTAACTGCGGTGCATCCTCTGCCACAGGTTACAAAGGTGCATCCTCTGCCAACGATTCCGAGAGCGTTGCGGTTGCATGGGGATACAAAGGGAAAGCAATGGGTGTCATTGGTTCCCATATCGTTCTTGCTGAATGGAAATATATTGGCAGTAAAGAGGATGACAGATACGACAGAGCAGAGCAGGAAGCATGGGAGTTTGTCGGTGCGAAGATGTTCCGGGTAGACGGTGAAAAAGTGAAGCCGGATACATGGTACAGATTGGAAAATGGTGAACTTGTGGAGGTGGAGAATGCAGATTAAGAAAGAGACAGTCATTTCTGTTCTGACAACAAGCGGAGAAACAATCAATGCCGGTGACACCGTGGTTTTTAACGCAGAGGGCAAATGCTACACGGGGGTTTACATGGGTCTGACAGACCGTGGAACCTTGAAATTTAAAGGCAAGATTTCCGGCACTGATGTCACATGGAACGTGATGCCTAAAAGTATTAAGGAGATTTACAAGGCTGATGTCAAAGTAAAAAATGATGAATTTGGCAAGTTTATGAACGAGCCGGAAAGTGAGGAATAAGTATGAAACATAAATTCTATGTTGGAGATGTGGTTAAACCAAACAAAAAAGCAGATGAAAATTATACCATAACTAATACATCTTATGTAAGAGAAGCCATTGTTACAGAATTAAGAGACTATACGATGTATATAAAAATCATAAAAGGGTCACGCAGTGTTGGGGAAGTATTTTCGGTTGAAGAAGAATGTTTTGATTTGGTAAGAAAAGCAAAACAGGAAACCATTGTCATCTACCGCAATGACAACAAAGTAGTTGCGCTGGACAAGTCCACAGGGAAGAAAGCAGAAGCCAAGTGCAATCCGGCTGATGAATTTGATTTCCGTACTGGTGCTAAGTTGGCTTTTAATAGACTGATGGGAGAATATGTAAAGCCTGATGATGGTGTCCGTGAGGTGAAAAGAAAGGCTAAAGTTGGTGAGTACGTCAAGATTGTTTATGCGATGCCTTGTTTGATTCCTTATAAAAACGGAGATATTTTCAAAGTAAATTGCGTTACGGCATTAGGATGTATTTGCAAAAAATCTGAGGAAAATGTTGGTTTATGGCACAGAGAGTACGTTGTCCTCGAAAACTACAAGCCGGAAGAGAAAGCGCAGAAAGAGGATGACAGCGAAATCCATGTCGGTGACATGGTAGAGGTAACACATAGAGGTCATTGCTATTCAACATACGATACATGGAGTGGACTTGGAAATTATAGGCAAAATTTTGTTAAGGGAGTTTCTGTTGAAGATGGGATGGTTGCAAAGGTTTTGAACATTGCGAAGCATGACAATCCGTATATTCATCTGCCAGACCTTGCGCTTATTCAGAATCCAAAGACAAGCCAGGTATTCATCATCAAAATTGACGGCATCAAAAAGGTAGAAAGGTAGGTAGAAACATGGCAGACGAAAAGAAGCAGGAAAACACAGGAATTGTGGAATACGAATCAAATGGGGAAATTGTAAAAATTTCCCCAACAACGGTAAGAAAGTACCTTGTAAGCGGTGGTGGAAACGTATCGGATCAGGAAGTAATGATGTTTATGTCTCTTTGCAGATATCAGCATCTTAATCCTTTTTTGAAAGAAGCATACCTCATTAAGTTTGGAAACAATGATCCTGCTACGATTGTTACCGGAAAAGATGTTTTTACAAAAAGAGCCGATGCAAATCCGAATTATGCAGGAAAAAAAGCAGGAATTATTGTTCAGAAGAAAGATGGTTCCGTTGAAGAAAGAGAAGGATCTTTTGTCCTTAAGGACGAATCTATTGTAGGAGGTTGGGCGAAAGTATTTATAAAAGGAAGAGAGACACCGGAGTACCAGTCAGTATCTTTCGATGAATATGTTGGAAGAAAAAAAGATGGAACAATCAACGGTCAATGGTCTAAAAAGCCTGCAACAATGATAAGAAAAGTTGCTGTTGTACAGGCCTTAAGAGAAGCTTTTCCGGATAAATTCCAAGGTTTGTATGCACAGGAAGAATTTCCTGATGTTTCCGATGTGAAACTTGATGTGGAAAAAGTTGTGGCAGAAGAGGTACAGGCAAATGCAAACACTATCGAGTTTCCTGACGCAACATTTGAGGAAGTACCGCAGACCGCAGAGACGGACATTGCCAGCGCAGAGACACCGGATTGCTTTAAGTAGGAGGACACCATGAGAATTATATCGCAGGACGGAACATTAGACATTCCTTATGAGCAGGTGGTTATTCAGAGATTTAAGGGTGAAATTTACTTTCTGAATAAGAACCTCATAGGTATAGAACAACTTTGTGGTGATATGGTTATTGCTGAATATTCCACAGAGGAAAAAGCGGAAGAAGCAATGAAACAACTTAAATATGCGTATCTTTGCCATAACAGAGTAAAAATTGAGAGGGAATTTCCAATTTGTGATGATAAGACACAAGAGGGAATTGGAGGAGTTTATACTTTCCCACAGGATGATGAGGTAAATGCATGAAACTGAAATGTTTAGGTTCCGGTTCTTCCGGCAATTGCTATCTTCTTACGGCAGATAACGGTGAAACACTTTTACTGGATGCAGGACTTCCTATCATGGACATAAAACGTGGTCTTAACTGGAATATTAAGTGTGTTGTGGGTGCTATATGCACCCATACGCACAAAGACCACTCATTATCCACATCAGACCTTGAACACATGGGAATACCAGTATTTAAGCCATATGAGAGTTTAGAACCTATGGAAATAGGGTTTACTGGTGGAAAAATAATGGCATTTGATCTTACAACACTGGATGGTAAGTGGACACATACCAACGCTGATGGTTCAGAATGCCCTTGTTATGGATTCCTGATTACTCACCCGGAAATGGGGAAATTGCTTTATGTAACTGACACGGAATTTGTTAAGTGGCGGTTCCATGAATTAAACCACATCCTTATTTCATGTAACTATCAGAAGAAGTACATTACAGAGGATTCCAACGATGCTAAGAAATCCCATGTGTACCGTGGTCATATGGAACTGGAAACAGTAAAGGAATTTGTTCGCAAGAACAAATCAGATGCCTTGCAGAACGTCATATTGTGCCATTTAAGCCGTGATAATTCTGACGCCAAAGAATGTGTCACAGAGGTAAAAAAGATTGCTCCATTAGCGAATGTGGACTATGCGGCAGCAGGTAAGGAATGGATTTTACGGAATGGAAAGGAGTGTCCGTTTTGAGTAACTGGAAGAACATTCAGAAAGCGAAAGCCATTGAATCGAAGAATCGTGAAAGAATACTGGCGGTCAATCCACACGTGGACGATGGAAGTGGAATTTACTTTCTGACAAGAACAGACGAGGATGGTTTCCGCTTTGCGTATGTGGGACAGGCGGTACACCTACTCCAAAGACTGGCAGGGCATCTTAACGGATACCAACACATTGATTTATCCATGAAGAGCCACGGATTATATTCTGCGGAAAATATATACGGTTGGAAAATCGGATTCTTACATTATCCGGTAGAAGAACTGGACAAGTGGGAGCAGTACTGGATTAAGCGTTATGCGGACGAGGGTTATCAGCTTCGCAACAAGACAGCTGGTGGTCAAGGTGATGGAAAGAAGCAGATCGCAGAGTACCGACCGGGAAAAGGTTACCGTGATGGACTGGCACAAGGCAGAATCAATCTTGCAAGGGAACTATCGAACATTGCAGATAAACATTTGGTCATCAGTTTGAAGCCTGAGAAGCAGAACAATTCAGTTTCACAGAAACAGTATCAGAAGTTTATGGAACTTTTGCATGGAGAAAAGGACGGTGAAAGTAATGAATAAAACAGACTATGAAGTACTTTTACAATATGTTGAAGAAACTGACAAGGAGTTTTATGAATCTCTTTCTACTCAAAAACAAATTATGTATCTTTGCTATCAATACGGAACTGAATCTTTTAAAAAGTATTTGTTTAAGTATAGATTTCAGCAAGTATGCAATAAATTAAAGGAGTTTTTCAGAAAATGGTGAAATACGAAGGTGAATGCTGCGGATGTGCAACTGAAGCTTATCCATGTCTCGGCAATAGGTGCCCGAACATAAATGTGAAGCATCTGTACTGCGATAAATGCGGTGAAGACGTGGGAAAACTCTATGAATTTAACGGCAAGGAATTGTGCGGTGACTGCGTTCTAAAAGAACTGGAGGTTGTTGAATGATAGTAAAAATAGGAAGAAATCATTTTGACATAACAGAAGACGATGTTGTTCTCTTTAACGGTGCAATATGGCAACTTATTACTCAAAAGATAGCTAAAGGTTGGTATCATTACAGTCCCGTTGTAGCGAAAAATAAAGCTAATAAGTGGAAAAAAACAGGTGCTATTTACCTTGTAAAAGAAACTGGGTTATATAAAACCGAGAGTGGAGAGCAGATGGGGTTGCGGTATTACAAGTTTAACATCGAAAAACTGAAAGAGGTTGAACAATAACCTTGAAAATCACAGAACTTGGAGGTGATACATAAAATGCCAAAACGATATGACAATCCGCAGGAAATTTTGAAAATCATGCGGCAGACAGAACTTTTGAAGCAGTCTGCGAATAGAAGTCCATTCACCGGAATACTGACACTGTTCTGCTATACCTTGTGGAAAGACTATAAGTACTCACAGACGAGACTTTCCGACTTTTGCGGTAAATTCACCGAATACAATGAAAAGTACGAGAATGAGCCTTATACGGAGTTACAGAGCAGGCTTAACGATTTTGCAGACTGGACGATTGAGTACAAGGAATTTACCGAAGCTGATTATCCGCATTATAAGTCGGTTGTAGCGCAGAAATGCATCCAGGAACAGGTCAGATGTAACAATCTTATCAATGAGTTGTCCACAAGGTACATCCTATATGGAATGGTAATTCTTATGGAAGATGGATTCGGTAAGAAGAAGCTGACGAATTTCAAGGATAAGTTTTCTGACCACATGGACAAAGCCGGAGACAAGTGCAACGGAAAGGATTTCATGGACTTGTGGAGAGAACTGGTGGAAAACACCGGGATCTATATTGAGAAGCCTGTTTTTGAGTAAGGAGTTCTAAATGGCAGAAAAACGAATGTTCAGCGCAAAAATAATTGAGAGTGATGCTTTTTTGGATATTCCCGCTACGGCTCAAATGCTTTATTTTCACATCTGTATGAACGCTGATGATGACGGATTTGTGAACAATCCACGGAAAATCATAAGGATGTGCGGTGCATCTGATGATGATTTGAAATCCTTGATAGACAATAGATTCCTTTTATCTTTCGACAGTGGTGTTATGCTTGTAAAGCACTGGCGCATTCACAATTACATTCCACCGGATCGTTACAAGCCGTCATGCTACGTGGACGAAAAAAGCAAAATAGGTTTGAAACTAAACGGAGCATATACTACGGATCCTAAAAAGATGGTTTCCCCAGTAGAGGGAAATCCGAAGAAAAGTTGCTACGACAAAGAAATAAAACTTGATAAGAGGTGATACAAATGCAGATGACAGGTTATGAATTGTTGGCTAATTATGAAAAAGCAGAGGATAAAGATAAGCAGATTCAGATTCTTGCGGATTTGAACCACATTCCGGTTGACATGGTGTGTTTTGTGATTGACAACAGAGAGAAATTTGAAAATTTGGAAAAACCATTGTCCAAGGAAGAATTTGCAAAGTGGTGTGAGACGGAACTTGACCGTGTGGATGCTCATATCCATGCACAGGAAAAATATTACAGAGAAATTTGCAATGTATATGGAATTGCAAGTACATACGGAAAAGGAGTGTAGCTGTATGAGAGAGGGAACAGGAAACTTTCAGAACGGTGACTTACTCTACATGGCTACACATCCGGTTGCTGATGCTATTAGAATCGGACGCACGAAGCCGTATGACTGCAGCTATCCAGTGATGGAGATCAAGCCGAGGATTGCGGAAAGGAGAAGAGATGGAGAGACTGACGAATAGTGACAAAGAAATACCAACACTTGTAAATAATGCAGAGTACTGGCTGGAAGTATATTTCAAATTAAAAGATATTGAGGATGCCGAGGAGCAGGGATTGCTCCTGCGGTTGCCGTGCAAGGTGGGAGATACCGTTTATGTAATCACTTCTCCATTTAATGTGTTTGATGATATTGAATATGATGAGAACATGAAAGACGAAGTCTATGAAGCTTATGTTTCTAGTGTATCATTCTATGAAAGCGGAGAACAATATAGAATTTACTCTAAGGTAACAAATCATTTTATAGGAGCATATTTTAGAGAATGCGATTTTGGTAAAACGGTATTCCTCACAGGAGAGGAAGCCGAAGCCAAGCTAGCAGAAATGGAAGGTGCGGAATGAAGAGAGAAGAAGCTATCAAATTATTAAATGATATCCATAGTCAGTGTTGTGATACGGCAAATATCCTTTGCACACTTGATGCTGATAAAAGATGTGATGCATTACAGCTAGCAATCATCGCCTTGCAGAATCAGCCGGTGTGGATTCCGGTAAGCGAGAGACTGCCGGAAGAACTTGTACCAGTTAATGTAACATGGATAAACAGAAACCCGGAACCGTATTACGAAGACATAAAGGATGTTCCATTTGTTGATACTGCTGTTTATTGCAACGGAAAGTGGTACTGGTGGTCAAGTGTTTGCGTTGATTATCTCAAAGAATACGGAGAACGTTATAACATTGATTTGGTTGACGAGGACATTGATATTGTATCTTGGATGCCACTGCCGGAGACGTACAGGGAAAGTGAGGTAGAAGATGGCGAGATGTAATAACTGCAAGAATTTAGAAACAAAGGATAATGGGTTTGATGCGTACTCATGGTGTGAGAAAATCAACGACTGTCCGCATGAGGACATAGAAAGAGATTGCGAGCACTACGCACCTATGACCAACGCAGACCGGATCAGGAGCATGACGGACGAGGAGTTGGCAATGGCGCTATTATGTGTCCTGCGGAATTTATTAAAAAGTGACAAGGTATGCGATTTTAGCCATGATTGTAAGGATTGTACGCTGACATGGTTACAGAAAGAAAGCGAGGAGTAGCCATGACGGAGAATGAAGCAATCAAAGAACTTGAGACATCTATTGATTTAGCCAAAATGTGTATACAGAATTACGAGAGAAAAAACGAAATCCAAGGTTACGAGATGGCAATCAAGGCACTGGAAGAAGTTCAGCAGTACCGGCAGATAGGTACGGTGGAGGAATGCCGGAAATCAGTAGAAATCTGCAAATCTATGATTGGGAGAAACATCACACCGGAGAACATGGAAGAATACATGAAATTCGAGGATTAATGTATAAGTGAAGGATTTACATTTAATAGCCTGTTAGAAGCAAGAGAGAAGTAGACAGTCAGAGGAATGAAACGGAGGTAGGTTGATATGCCAAGTTTTGAATTAAAACCGGAGCACATAAAGATTATGACAGACCTTAATTTTAGAATCTCTATTTTAATAGATTCTGAGGATAGGTATAGACCGGCAATAGATGTTAAAAGACCATTTGGGAACAGCGGCCCCACAACAAATGTGTGTGAAATCATGGGATGGCACTGCGATGAAGAAAGTGGAGAATACGCTGCTGAGGATATTGAAAAAGCCGAAATGCTCATTATCGAACTTCCAGTTGCTTTGCAGATCGTGATGCAAAACCACACATTTGAACCCGGAGAGTATGAAGTAGGGGAATATTCCTCGGCATACTTCAATTATGTTCACATTCGCAATTATCACGCATTAAAATCTCCTATCGCAGAAATAGAGGAAAAATATAAAGACTGCGATCAAATGGAAAGGTTACATGAAGTTTGTATGAATGTATCTGGCGATAACCCGTGGAAAGTGATTGACGATCTGAAATGGTTTGCCCAGACCGACTTTCTGGCAGATGCAATAGCGGTATTTGAAAAGCATAGAGACGAACAAATCCTTGATGAATGGCTGAAAACACATGACAGATATGATTATTGCAAGAATTGTGGTCAGAAATTAGATTGGAGTGATGAAGAATGAGAGAAGAACTTAAGCCGTGTCCATCATGTAAGAAAAAAAGTGCTATCTTATGCGAATTTTACGTAAAATGCATGAATTGTGGAAGAATGATGATGTTGAAAGAAGATTACAATGAAGAAAAGCTGATTGAAGCATGGAACAGGAGGGCGAACGATGAGACTGATTGATGCGGATGATTTTATAAAAAGGTTCCGCTACGGGGAGGCGGATTAGATGGCTAAGGCAATGGGTGTCAGCCCTATCACAGATACTATTTACTATGGCAATCTGAAAAATGATAAATGGGTAGGAAAAAAGGAAGACGTTACCAAAATGGCAATCAAGGCTGTTTTCGAGTGGTTTATGCACAAGCATGAACAGAACTGCCCTGATGGAGAGTATCAGATACGTTTTCCGGGAATACCATATGTGCTAACTATGAAGAAAGAAGAAAAAGGTGGAACAGATGCAGAACATTGATTACACCGCCCTGTACGAGCAGAATGAGGACTTTAAGCGTTACGTTGACCGATACTGCGTAAAGCACCGTATCAGCGTCGCAGAAGCCTTACAGCATTATCTGGTGCAGATGGCGGGGAAGATGTACAAGGAACAGAGTGAGACAGTAGTTAAATAAATCAGAAAGGAGTAAGAGGTTTGCTGGCCAGCGTGAAAGACGTCTTTACTCCGATTAAAAATGAGTGATTTAGACAAGTTTGATTACGAATGTCAGAATCAGATGAGCATTTTTGACCTGATACCGATACGGATTACAAAGCCTATAAGGCTGATAGAACTGTTTTCCGGATATGGTTCGCAGGCAATGGCACTGGAAAGAATCGGTGTAAAATTTGAGCATTACAGAGTTGTTGAGTTTGATAAGTATGCCGTAGAAAGCTACAATGCAGTGCATGGCACAGATTTTCCTACAATGGACATAACAAAGGTTCATGCGGATGATTTGAATATCTGCGATACTGAAGCCTTCACTTACTTACTTACTTACTTACTCGTTTCCATGCACCGATTTGTCGGTTGCCGGGAAGCAAGCAGGCATGAAAAAAGGTAGTGGCACACGATCCAGTCTTTTGTGGGAAGTGGAACGGATTCTGAAAGAGATAAGAGATGGTGGCGGTGAGTTACCACAGATTCTGTTTATGGAAAACGTTCCACAAGTCCATGCCGATGCAAACATGGGAGATTTTCAAAACTGGATCGATTTTCTGACAAGACTTGGATATGTAAGTTACTGGCAGGACTTAAACGCAAAGAACTACGGAGTGGCACAGAACCGTGAAAGATGCTTCATGTTTTCATTTTTGGGAGAATATAACTACCATTTCCCACAGCCGATACCGTTGAAAAAGAAGTTGAAAGATTACCTTGAAGATAATGTGGACGAGAAGTATTACATCAACAATGAAAAGGCTGAAAAGCTAATAAAACAGCTTATGTGTAAAAGCTGAACAGCATGATTTAGGAGTAGTTATTATGGCAGATGTAAATGTTTTAGGCTCTCTTGAAACAAAGTTTGAGAGTACCAACAGAATTTATGATGTGGGGGGATGTAGTCCAACATTGAGTACAATGCAAGGTGGAAATCAAGAACCAAAAATTCTTGAAAGTCAGATAGTTGCCATGCGTGTCAGAAATCCTGATAACCCATCAGGCAGAACAGCTGGAAGCCCGACAGAACAGAGATTAGAGCCGAATGCACAAGGAATGTGCAATTCACTTACCACGGTGCAGAAAGATAATATGGTCCTGATTAAACAGGCTACGAAAAGCGGTTCTATCGAATGTGAAGTTGGTGGATGCTTCGATGCAAGTTACCCGGAAAGTCAAACAAGAAGAGGGAGAGTGCAAGATAACGGCAATACGGGTCCCACACTAACCGCACAAAATCAAGAGATTGTACGGATTGAAAAAGTTGGTCAGATTTCTAACGATGGTTCGCAGTGCGGTACTGTAATCTCTGATAATGGTATAGCAGCTAATCTTGTAGCCGACACACATGGGTATGCAAATAACCATATTGCCACACAGTATCGTATCCGAAAGCTAACGCCGAGAGAATGCGGACGGCTTATGGGAGTATCTGATGAAGATATTTCCAAGATGGCAGCAGTCAACAGCAACACACAGCTTTACAAGCAGTTTGGTAACAGCATCGTGGTTGATGTGATGTGCGCAATGTTCAAGAACTTAAATATTGAGCAAGAAAGTGAAATCAGGAACTAAAAAATTTGAGTTTCTATTTGAGTTCCCACTCAATAACTCAAAAGCAAGTTACCAGCAAGTTAAAATCCCCCGGTAATACGGGGGAAATAAGAAGGAGATGAAGTGAGATGGTTATAAATGCAAAATGTAATGATTGCAAGGAACCAACGAAATATGGGGTTGGCTTTTTCAATGGCAAGAATGGAATCCGCGGTTGCCTTTATGATTGCCACAACGAAGAATGTGATATAAAGCAAATAATGGAAGCATCTGCATCGAAAGATATTCAGGAAATGGAAAGAATACAGTCAGCCAACGGAGACAAAGGGATGTATGCAGGCTACATTGCAGCACTCAGAAGAGATGCGAAAGTGTCCATGTTTAATATGGCACAGATTGCAGACTGTGATCCTGCGGAATACAGTGCGTACGAACACGAGCGGAAAGAATTTGATCCGGAAGTGTATCGGAAATGCAAAGAGTATTTGGATAATGTAAGAAATTAAGTATGTAACTTAGGATTTAGCGGAGAAAGGGATGATTGAAAATGATAGAAGGAAAAGCTATAGCAAGATTTGGGACAGGAGATATTTTATTAACTGCATTATGCCAAGAAGATAAGCAAAGGTGTTGTGTTGTTTTACAAAACAAAGGTACTCATAAAGTTGGAGAAGCAATTAGTGCTGAAAAGTTTGTACAAGAAGATGATGACACATTGCTTGTTTTTACAGACATTAAGAGCATTGATGTTCTTGTTGATAAGTTATTTGAAGCAAAGTTGATGATGAAAGGACAATTTAAGCCGAACAGAGCTGTAGAATATGATTATTAAAATGAAATATTAGGATTTAGTGGAGGAATGCTATGAGTAAAATGTCACTGGATGAAGCCATACAGCATGCAAAGGAAGTGGCTAGTCAAAATCGTAGTAATGGATGCATTGAGTGCTCAGAACAGCATGATCAGCTCGCAGAATGGCTTGAAGAGCTGAAACAATATAGAAGTTAGGATTTTCGGAGGATTATTATGGACAATGAGATTATTTCTTTCAGCCTAGTAAAAATCGAGCGAGGAAGAGAAAAGCTGTGCAAATGCGATCCACCCCATTACGAGGTTGATACGGTAAACAGGATCGTAAGCTGCCAAGATTGCGGTGCTACAATAGATGCCTTTGATGCGCTGGTTACACTGGCTAAAAGATATGAGCAGCTGGAGGATGCACAGCGAAAAATGCTATCTAAAGCCAAGCTATACGGAGCAATGGCAGATGCTGAATTCAAGCGGATGAGGAGGAATAAAACATTCCGGGACATGGACGAGAATCGCAGAAAAGGTTTATATCCTATATGTCCTAAATGTGCGGAAGTGATTGATCCGGCAGATATCCGGAAATGGACAGCGCATCTGGAGTAAACTGAAATATCGGAAAAATTGTGTAACGAAAGGAGATAGGAATGGCGAGACCGAAGAAAGAAGGTAAGAAGAACATCCGGAAAGACATCAGCATGGATCCGGAGCAGTACGAGAGATTAATTGATTACTGCCGGCAGCAGGACAGACCTATCTCCTGGGTGATCCGGCAGGCGCTGGACAATTATTTACCTGTGTAACGGTACGTATTATTACACAATAAAACTGAAATTTAGATAAGGAGAATGGCTTATGAAGTTATCAAAACTGACTAAGCCAGAACTTGAAGAAATCTTCCGGAACGCCAATTTCACGGAAGAGGAAGAAAAAGTGTTTTGGTTGCTTGCAGGAGGTAAGAGTTTAGAACAGATATCTGCAAAAACTTTTCTTCCGATAGCAACCGTAAACAGAAGAGTAAAAAGTATAAAAGACAAAATCGGAGGTGAAGAAGTTATGAATAAAACGGTTCCTGTATGGGAAAAAGTAACACTAACACTTGATGAAGCTGCCGAATACAGCAATATAGGAATAAATAAAATCAGAGAAATTTCCAACAATCCAAGATGTAATTTTGTAATTTTTGTAGGAAAAAAACGTTTAATAAAGCGCAAAGAATTTGAAAAGTTTATCTCTGATAATGTGGAATTGTAGACAATTAAAGCCTTATGTGATAAAATATCAGATTGCATAAGGCTTTTCTCATAATTGGAAAGGAGTGTAAAGTTTTGGGGAAAGACCTAAAAGGAAAGGAATTGGGACAAGGAATAAGTCAAAGAAAAGACGGATATTATGTGGGAAGATACACTTCAAAAAATGGAAAGCGTATTCAAAAATTATTTTTAAAGGTAAAAGATTGTCAAAAGTGGCTTGCAGATAACCAGTATTCAGATGAACATAGTAATGCTGACTTTCCACAAGACATGATTGTAAGTGCGTGGTATGATTACTGGATTTCTATAAAAGAGAAAACAGTAAGACCGAATACCGTAAGAAATTACAAAGAACGTTACAACAAGAATATTTCACCAGTCATAGGAAATAAACTGCTAAAAGAGGTAAATACAATACATTGCCAGCAGATTATGAACAATATGTCAGATGACGGTTATAAGACCACTACAATATACCAGGCAAGGATAGCACTTTATAATATGCTTGATTATGCATATCAAAATGACATAATTCCTAAAAACCCATGTAATAGAATGGTAAAGTACGACATAGGAAAACCGTCGGAAAAGAAAGAAGCACTTACTATTGAAGAGCAAAAAAAATTCTGCCATGAAATAGTTGGTTGCCCTTATGAATATCAATACCTTTTTATCTTGCAGACTGGTTTAAGGACTGGTGAATTGGTTGCTTTAGAATGGAAAGACATTGATTTCAAAAATAAGACCATGACTATTTCTAAAACTATGGAGTACCGACATTCTACTAAAGAGTGGAGAAAAGGAGAACCGAAAAGTAAATCTGGGTATCGTACTATTCCATTGACAGATGAAGCAATTCGGTTATTGAAATTACAGAAAAAGAAAAATCAGTCATTGCCTTTTATATCTTTGGAGTGGAAAGATACCGTATTCGTTTGTAAAAAAGGTACGCCAGTTAAAAATAGCACATACGACACGATGCTTTTTAAAGTATGTGAAAAAGCAGGTATACGAAAAATTGCAATGCACATATTAAGACATACTTTTGCAACGAGATGTATTGAAGCAGGAATGATGCCAAAAACATTACAGACACTTTTGGGACATTCAAATATAGGCATAACAATGAATCTTTATGTGCACACGACAGACGATCAGAAGCAGAAAGAAATAAGTATGGTTGCAGATGCTTTGAAAGTAATTTGATCTAAAGTGGTACATAATTGGTACATAAATACAAATTTTAAAGAAAGAAATGCCGTAAAATCAAGGCATTTAAGAGGTTATGAAAAAATATGAAATTAGGTATCGTTATATTTTGCCATATTTCACGTATTTTCTTATAATCTTACAAAACCTTACAGATGCAGTGTTTATCCTGTCTCTTATACACATCTGACGCTGCCGACGACTAGTCGAGTGTAGA